ACATGGACCGCGTCTACCTCAACGACTGGGCCGAGTTCGCCGGCATCGAGGTCAGCCGCTACAACACCGGCAACATCAGCTCCGCCTCCTACCAGGGCGACGGCATCAGCAACAGCCAGGCCTACAAACTCCTCGGCAGCATCGACAAAGTGTGGTTCGACGCCGCCGACGGCAAGCTCTACGCCCGCTTCGGCTACAGCGAGTCCCGCGTCGCCTCCCGCGACGAGGTGTGGGCCAGCGTTACCGCCGGCATCCGCGCCGCCATCGCCGCCCTCTGACATCCCATCGAGAGTTCAGGAGACCGTCATGACCACGACCGCCAGCTATGGCACCTGGTGCAACCGCGTCAGCCAGTACAGCACCAGCCCGGACGCCGACGTTCTCGACGTCATCAACGGTGGCGACGCCGACTGGCGGGAGTTGCTGGACGAGACCGGCGCACTGGCGGAGATCAAGGCCGCCTACCGTCGGGCCATCGATGCCAAGCTGCCCCCCTCCGTCGCCCTGTGTGGCGACGAGTTCATCGGCCCCGCTTATCCCGATGATGATGAGTTTGAGGGCTACGACACGGACGACGAAGGCGGCCTCGACATCCGGGCGCTGCTCGAAGACATCGACCTCTCGGCGATCGTCGACTACTACGACCCGTACACCCTGGAGCAGATCGGCCGGGATCTGCTGAAGTCGAAGGCCAAGGAACCCGCCAAGACCGCCTCGGGCGTCCTGTCCAAGCTGGGGCTCAAGCCGGTCACCTACTACCGTGACCCCGACTCCAAGCGCCCTCAAGCCCTGTACTACGCGGGGGTTGTCCGGGAGGCCTTGGCGAAGCGCCCCGGTCAAGGTGCGCGCTCCGACCGGAACGAGGCGCGGTGAGCGCCACCCGCGACGACTCGGCCATCCGCCTGGTCACTCGGCGGGAGGCCGAGCCGCTTCTCGGCTACGCGCGGTCCAGCCTCAAGGTCGTTATGCAGCAGCAGCGGGGACGTTGGCCCAATCCGGTGGCATGCCGAGTGAGAGGGCGGGCACTGCTGTACGAGCTGGAGGCGCTGCGAGCCGTAGCTCGCCCCGGTGAAATGCGCTCCCAGCGGCCAGCTGGTGCTGATGCCGACGGTCTGGTGACATGCCTCTCCTGCGACCGGCGCTTCCGCTCCCTCGGTCCACACCTAGCCCGTGCACACGACATGACGGCCGCCGAGTATCGCGCCGAACACCGCCTGCCGGCCACCACCGCGCTCATGGCCACCGGGGTACGCGCCGCCCTGTCCCAGGCCCGGACTGCCGCGATGGCCGAGGACCCGAAGCTCATCGACCGGATGCGAGCCGCTGCGCTCCCCCAGGAGGAATTGTCCCGTCGCTCCGCCGATGGCCGCGCTGATACGAACGACTTGCCAGCCGTGCGGGCAGCGCGAGCCGTCGGCGCCCGCCGTACCCTCCCGGCCGCTCAGCAGGCCCGTCGCGCCGCCATGGAAGTCAGGGCGCAGGCGGCTGGGTTCGAGTCGATGGCGGCAGCGATCGACGCGACACGGCATCTGTCGAGCCGGACAGCGGCAACGCAACTCGGCATCGGCGCGAGCACCGTCAAGCGGTGGCGCCGGCACTCCGAACACGAGTGACATGGTGATCCGGTCTCGCGCACACGGCCAGTACAGGTGGCGTCTTAAGGGTCTCCCATGCCGGGTCACCCCCAGCATGGCAGGAAAAAGCCCCCGCCACTCAAAGAGCGGCGGGGAACTTCTACTCGTGCGCGTGGGCGTCCCGTTCGGTGACGACTTCGGCGGGCAAGCGTCCGGTCGCGGCCTTCAGCATGTGGGTGTGGATGGCATCCACGCGGGCCCTCGCTTCCGCGGCAACCAGCGGATCCCTGAGCACGGTGAGCTGATTGTCCTGGAGAGCTTCGCCGGACCGGGACCAGTTCGTGGACCCGGTGACGACGTCGAGGCCGTCGATGATGAGCAGCTTCATGTGCATGATCGCGCCGTGTTCGGAGCGGCCGATCGCCACGCTGTTCGCGGGGAACGCCGACTTCGCCAGCAGCTCCCGCTCGTGTACGCCGCCCGCCTGTGACGAGTCGAGGGTGAGCTGGACGAAGACGTGCTCGTCGTCGAGCTTCTCGTGCAAGGCCGCAGCGAGATCGTCGTCATCGAAGCCGTACATGGCGCAGACCAGGCTCGACGTCGCCGACTTGATGATCCCGAGGAGCACGTCGTGGACGGCATCCACGGGGCTGTAGAAAGTGCGGGCGAACGCCGGATAGCCCGGCGGGAAGCCCCCGGTCTTGTAGCCGTCCAGGACGGCCAGGTCAGCAAGAGCCATAGAGGCCTCCGAGAGAGGACGGACAGGGGCGAAGCGTGGAGGGGCTGTCAGGGCAGCTCAGTTCCGGGTGCTGTCGAGGATGACGGCCCGAGTTTCCGCGTGCTGCCGGTCCGAGTGGCGGCGCAGGGCGACGTGCTGGACGACCAACGCCGGGGTGCCCCAGATGATCGAGGCTTCCAGGTTTCCGGCGACGTCGCCCCAGTGGTAGGCCAGCAGGTAGGCGTCCACGGCAAGGACGAGGAGCGCGGCGAGGATCCACCAGGTTCGGGTCATCCGATCCTCCTGTACATGCCGGTCATCGCGAGGGCGCCGACTCCGAGGAGGCCGCGGCGGGATGCGGGCGACGGGGACGGCTGGCTGGCCGGGGTGCACTTGTAGCGGGGGGCGTTGGGGTCGAATCCGTCGACTGGGGTGCAGGTGTACTGCACGCCTTGCGGGTCGGTGTACGTCCATCCCGCCGGGGGACGCCCATCCGTCCCGTTTTTGCCAGGTGCGCCGTCGGCGCCGTCTTTGCCAGGCGTACCGGGTGGTCCGGTCGGGCCGATGTCGCCCTTGGCTCCCACGGTTCCGGGCTGGCCTGCCGTACCGGGGGCGCCGGTTGCGGACAGGCCAGGCGTTCCGGTCTGCCCGGTGGGCCCGATCGGGCCGACGGGTCCGGTGGGTCCGATCGGGCCGGGTTCGCCCTGCGCGCCGCGCGGCCCGGTGACGGACTGGCCTGGGTCGCCACGGCTGCCGGGTGGACCCGCAACCGGCTGATGGCCCAACCCCTGGACCTGCCGGGCGAGCGCGTCGCGGGCGTCGTTTGCGGTGCGCAGGCTCTGCCCCAACTGCGCCATGGTGATGACGATCCAGCACAGCACGCCGACCGCGACGAGGACACCGAGCGCGAACCAGACGTCGGTGCGGCGGCGGGCCGGGGCCGGGGATGCGTGGTCGCTCACGCTCCGGCTCCCCTCGTCGACAGGTACACCTGCAACAGCACCAGCAGGACCGGCACGACCAGCGCAGAAAAGATCAAGCGCCGGTCGGCGGCCCGCTGTTTATCCTGCTCCTTGCGGGCGTCCTCGATGCCCTTGACGCGCTCCAAGAGCAGCTTGTGGGCGTCATCGCGTTGCTGCTGCTCGATCTGGTAGCGCTCCATGGACACCCGCGAGTCGAGCCGTATGCCGAGCTGCTGGATGTCGTCACGGACGTCGCCGAACCGATCTTCCAGGCGGCGGGCCAGCTCGCCGAGCGTCGGATCGTCCGGCACGTGCTGCTCCGATCAGACAGCCGTCGGACGGCTGATAGCCGGCGCCGGAACCTTCGCGGTGACCTGAGTACGGAGGAACATGGCGATGCCTATCTGCACCGCCGACAGGACGAGGGCCTGCTGGTCGGCGGACCAGTGCAGCCCGAACCCGACCGCGAGCGCGAGGGCTGCCTGAGCTGCGCCGTACAGCGGGGCGGCGAGCGCGTCGTGCGCCATCACCGCGACAGCGAGGCCGACGCCAGCCGCAGCGACGGCGTTGAGGACGGCCTGTTGGTCGGTGCTGAGGCCGACGCCGAACGCGGCGACGAGCTTGATGGCGACGGCTGCGAGTGCCGTGAATGCTGCCGGTTCTCTTCCGAAGATCTTCATGTGAGGGCTCCTAGCTGTGCGGGTGGGTTACCAGGTTTCGACGGCGTAGGTGACGCCTTCGGTGTCGGTCTGGAGGCTGAGCTTCACGTCGGGGGCGGTTATGTCGACGTCGATGACGCCCGCCCCCGCATCCAGGGAGATGTCCTTGATGCCGTGCCAGACGCTGCCGTTGTGGAGAGCAACGCGGACGCTGCCCTTGACGGGCTTGTCGCTGATCTGGTCCATCCCGAGGTGCAGGCGCCGGTTGAACGACGCCCATGCGCTGCCGTGCGGGAGCAGGACGACGGTGGGCTGCGGGCCGGTCGAGACCGAGCCGGTGATCCATTGGGGCATGTCGGTCTCCTGAGACGGTGCCGGGGCGGGGGCCGGGTTGGGCTGGGTTATGAGGGCCCAGGCGCGCAGTTCGGCAGTGCTGGTGAGGGGGCAGTAGTCGCGGTCGACGCCGCTGTCGCTGTACTGGTGGAACATCCACGGCGCCGAGATGCCGGGGTCCCCGGCGGCCTGTCCGGCGGTGGCGATCCACAGGAAGTCACCGAAGTAGCCGGTCGTGTCGACGTTGCGCCAGTAGTCGGTGTTGGCGTACATCCCGACGGGGTTGTGCGGCAGGCGCCCCTTGACGTACCGCAGCCAGGCCTCTTTGTAGGCGGCCTGCGTTGACTTGGGGACGAGTCTGTTGGCGTCGTCGTAGCCCTCCCAGTCGAGGACCACCATGTCCCCGGGCTGCCAGTTCACCTGGGACAGGAAGTAGTCAGCCTCGGTCTGCGGGGAGTTGCCCATGTATGGGTAGTGGTAGGCGCCCCACACCAGGCCGTTGGCCTTGGCGTGATCGCGCTGCGCCGCCCACTCCGGGTTGATGTACGACAGCCCCTCGGTGACCTTGACGAACGCGAACGACAGGCCGCTCGTGTCCGGGGTGGCCGACTGGTACGACGCCCAGTCCTGGCCGTAAATACCCATGTCAGGCCGCCTTCGCGGTCGTCCAGGCGGGGATGGTGACGTCGCCCTGCTGGGACAGGAGCCAGCGCAGATCAGGAGTGGTGAAGTAGGCGCTGCCGTCGACGCCCCAGGAGGTGCCCCACGAGTTGGTGATCCAGTAGTCGCCCGTCGAAGCTTCGAAGCGGTTCAGCTCGATCTCGTGGCCGCCTGCGATGCCGGAGCCGGGGTCGACGATGAGCCGCCCGTCGGCGTCGGGGTCTTCCATGCTGTTCAGCCACGGGATGCCGATCATTACCGGGCCGGACTGGAGCGCACTGGTCAGAGCACTCAGCGAGAAGGCGTGGGTGTAGCTCTGGGCCAGGCCCAATGCCTTGAGGGCTTTGGCGACGCCGAGCCCGGAGCTGCCCGTGTCGGTGGGCGGGTAGTGCCCGGAGATCGAGTCGAGAAGCGTCGCCAGGGAGTACAGGCGCACCGCGAAATCCTCGTCCGGCGCATACACGCCCGGGGTGAAGATGCCGTGCGAGGCACGGGCCGCCGCGACGGAGATGGTGACCGACGTGAGACCCGGCCGCGCCGAGCTGTCCGTGACGAGCAGACCCGTGCCGGCGTTGGCCGTACACGACCCAAGCTGGCCCTGATCCAGCACGGGGGCGCGACGGGCCCACGACACGGACTTGATGGCGGTCTCCGGGAGGACACCGTGCGCGTACTCCAGCGACCGCGGGTCGTGCTCGACATGCCGGCCGAACCGGCCTGCGGCGGGAATGAGTTCAATGTGCGTCATGGACCCTCCAGGGCATGGCGAAGGCCCGCGCGGTGGCGGGTGAGGGCGATAAGGGAAGGTCAGCGGGACAGCCAGAACACCCGGAGGGCCGAGTTGAAGTCGGTGCCGGTATAGGTGGTGATCGTGCCGCCGGAGTCCTGACGGGCCTGGAGCTCGACGTAGTCCGTGGTCCCGTTCATCACGAAAAAGTCGATCGCCGTGGCGCACCACCAGCTGGCACCGGAGCCTCCTGCGACGGCGGCGCCGATGGACGTGCCGCCGTTCATCGTGAGACGCGCGGCCCGCTGCGTGGTCGCGGACCCGGCGAATGCGGCGGTGCCGATCACGCAGTACGTACCCGCCACGGTCGGCGTGTAGCGCGAGTTGTTGGTGGTGGTGGAATGCCCACCGTCGGAGTCCAGGGTCTCCGTGTCCATCGCCACGGAAACCCAAGTCGCGTTGGCGGCGGACTGCGACGACGCCTGGTAACCGCGAAAGACGGGCACAGCCAGGGCGAAATTGTTGAGGTCGCGGACCTGGGCGTTGAACAGGGCGGACGTGTTGAAGTTGCCGGGGACCTCGGTGGGCGGGCTCGGGACGGTGCGGGCCATCGGCCCTCCCCTCAGTAGGCAAACGCTGTGGCGTCGAAGGCGCTGGCGGCGTCCCAGGTGGTCGGGTCCGTGACCCCGGCGGGCAAAACCTCGTTGATCGGGTCGCCTGCCGTGTGGGCTTTGGTGGTGGGGGCGGTGAGAGTGAGGACTGCGCTGGTCCAGCCGGTCGAGGTCGCCCCCACCGCCGAGATCGTCACCGTCTCCTGATTCGCGGTGTTCTGTCCGAGGACGATCCGTGTGCCCGCGCCGAGTTGGGTGGCCAACGGGTTCGTGTTGTCCTGCGAGTTGTTGATCGTTATGGACGAGACGCCGGACGCGATCGTGGTCTTCAGCGTCGTGTGCCAAGCCGAGAAGATCGCATATGGGGTCAGGTCGACGGGCGAGCACTGGAGCGTGCAGTACGCCTCTCCCTGGTCGTTCATGTCCCACTGGATCGCCTCAACGAAGCACTCGATTTGGATCGTGGCGGCCGGTGCGGGCGGGCGGCGCATTACCCGGACCCGAGTGCCGAGTTCGAGGCTGAGCAGGACCGGCCACAGCGACGGGTTCGCAGACGGATGGAATTTGATCGAGGAGACGCGGACGGATGGCTGCCTGTAGCGGGACAGGAGGTAGCTGGCGGCGTCCTGGCACTCAGCAGCCGAGCTGGAGTTGACCGTCCGGGTCAGGGTCCGGGGGAAGTACTGGGCGATCGACGCCGAGTCCTGCGCGGCGAACGTCCCGCTGGTCGACTGCTGGGTGATCGTCACCATGTTCGCGAGGCGGGTCGGGTCGTAGTCGAGGGTGATGTCCTCGTAGGGGTACTCGCCGCCCGATACGTTCTCGCCGAACACGTAGGCCGGGGTCAGGGAGTTGTAGCGGGCCGACCGTGCCTTGAACACGATTGCCCCGGCCCGGTCGACGTAGTGGGCGCCGTTCTCGGTGTCGACAACGCTCTGCAAGGCGCTGACCGCATCCTGCCCGCCGAACGCCGCCGGGCCCATCGACGTCGTGAGCCCTGCCTGGATCGACGTGGCGGTAGTCCAGCCCGCGTAGTTCAGGATCCGGGTGTAGCGGGCGTCCGACGATTCCCCCGCGAAGGAGTTTTTCCAGGCGTTGTAGAGGTTGGTGATACCGACGGCCCCACCGCCTGCGATGCCGTCCCAGTCGGAGAATTCGGCGGCGAAGCTGATGTCGCCTTGATAGTTGGCTGTGGTGCCGCCGCCATTGGTGGCGTCTACGAAGCCGCCCAGGCTATCGCTGATCAGCCCTGTCGGGGTGTACGTCGAGGGGACAGATCCGTAGACGTTAGGGGCCGCCCCGTCCTGGGAGATCGCCACCTGCTGAGTCGACGCGTTATATCCGAAGATCAGCAAGTGCCAGTTGCCGTCGACGCAGTTGGTCGCGCCGCCTGCTATGTAAGTGGCACCTGCCCCAGTTGGTCCTCCAAGGGTCATGTTCGGGTGTCCCGAAGTGTCCAGATGGACATCGATCAGGGACCCGGAAGGCGAGCCTCCAGAACGCTGGCCGTCCATGCATGACCACAGGTAGGCGCCGCCCGCAATCGTGGGACCGGTGTACCGGAACGCGAGCATGCGGACCCATAGGGCGGGATTCGCTGGTCCGGTGATGCCTGATGATGTCAGCTTCAAATAGGTGGCGGGGCCGATGATGAATTGGCCGGGGTTGGCGTTAGCGATGGTGACGACGGTGCCGCTGGATCCGCTATATATCCCGGTTGTCGGGTTCGTTGCGGTGATCTGTGTGCCGAATGTGAGGCTGCCCGCGCCGTATTTGGATACGGCGACTTTGGCCTGCGGATAGTTGCCGGTGGCGTCGCTCGCGCCGATGCTGCCCTGCGGGTCGTCAAGCTTGAACAGGAACCGCGGGGTGTGTGAGTTGATCTCCTGGGTGAGCGGGTCCGACAGCTGCCGCTGGGAGAGCAGTGCGAAGGCATCGACCGCGGTCGGATCGACCGTCCCGTAGGTGCCGTTGAACGTCCACTTCGACGGCAGACGCTCCATGTAGCCCTGGAACATGGGATACCAAACCCCGGGGGCCGTCCACGCCGACGCGGTGGAGCCCTTCTCCAGCTGCCAGCCGTCGACCTGGATGCTGGCTGTGGCCGCGGCCGACGCTGCGGTCTGCACGCCGAGGTAGATGCCGGCTGCGTTCGCCGGGCAGGTGCCGGTGACGGTGATCTGAGTCCATGCCGCTGTTGGCGAGCCGGTGAGCGTGACCGTCGAACCGGTCGACGGGCTGAACGTGCCGCCGCCCGGTGCCCACCAGGTGATGACTGGCTGGACCTGCTGCGATGTTGAGGCGGTGACGTTCCGGATCCGCATCTGCATCGTGTACGTCTGGCCCGGCTGGGCGGCGGGCTGGAGGGTGTAGCAGATGAGGACGGGCGAGCTCGTTCCGGACGGCACGGAGGCCTGGAGCACGTTGGCGCCCTGCCAGGCGGTGCCAGACGCGGTGACCGTCGGCGCGAACGCCGGGTCGGTCAGGCTGAAGACGTCGGCGGCGAACAGGTTGCTGCCGACGGCGTATCCGCCGAGGTCGCCGCCTGTGGCCATGACCTGCGAAAGGATGTTGATGCTCGGCGGCCACATGGCGCGCTTACGCCACGGCTGGTACGGGGCGATGTGCCCGAACCACGGGCCCGCCGAGTTCAGCGGGTCGAGGGAGCCGTCAGTGTTCTTGACCGTCGTCGACAGCTCACCGCTGCGGACCTGGTCGAGCTCGTACTGCCGACCCCGCTGGATGCCGGTACGGCCCCGGGTGCCGGGGGTGAGTTCGACGTACCGGTCCCACGGCGCGGTCGCCGTCGCCGTCCAGTACGGGCCCCAGCCGTCCTCGATGACCGGCCAGTTCGGGTTGATCGCCACAGGTCTCCCCCGTCAGCGGTGGTAGGACTGCCAGGTCTGGGAGTTGCGGGCGCCGAGCTGGAGCATCGCGGTCTGGACGCTGTCCCGCAGATCACGCTCGGAAAGGACGGAGCCCTGTACGTTGAGCGTGACGTTGTAGACGACGGGCGCCGTGCCGCCGCCGCCTGCCATTGCCAGGGCGCCAGTACCGCCGGTGAGGGGGCCTGAGGTGGCGGCGCCTATCCCGCCGACGGTCGCCAGTTTCTGCGACGGTGGGCTAATCCCGAGTTCGCCGGAGAAGGCGTCGCGAGTGCCTTGCGCGATGGCTACCGCGGCCTTCTGTACGTCGGTGAAGCGGCTGTTCATGCCGTTCACGAGGCCCTCGATGATGAGCTGCCCGGCGCCGTGAAGCAACACCTTGTCGCGGGCCGGCGGGCCCTTCCAGGACGGGAGCAGGTTGGTCAGCCCGGATAGCGTGTCCTTGACCGATCCGATCATGGATTTGATGCCGTCGATCAGGCCCCGCACGATGTTGGTGCCTGCGTCCCACAGCCAGCGCCCGGCTCCGCTGAGGACGCCCATGATCTTGCCCTGGATTCCGGAGATGATGTTGTAGACAGCCACTATGGCTCGTTCGACGGCAAGCTTGGCGCCGTTTATCGCGTTGCTGATGGTGGAGGTGATTGAGTTCCAGACCGACGATGCGATCGTCCGGATTCGATTCAGGATCGAGCTCCACAGGTCTTGCAGCGCTGTGAGCTTCGATATGACGGCTGTGTAGATCGCCATCACCACTGTGACGATCATCGATTTGATGCTGTTCCAGGTCGATGTCACGAACGACTTGATCGCGCCCCACGTCGCATTCCAGGCCGAGGTCAGCGCACTCGACACCGTGTTCCACAGCGACACGAAGAAGTTGATCGTCGCGGTGAAGGCCGTCTTCAGGGCATTCCACACCGCGAGGCCGACCGCCTTGATGACGTTCCAGGTCGCCGACCAGGCCGTCTGGAACCAGGTCGTTTTCGTCGCGATGAAGATGATCGCGGTGACGAGTGCCGCGATCGCCAGGATGATCAGCCCGATCGGGTTGGCGTCCATCGCGATGTTCAGCAGCCATTGCGCCGCCGCAGCCGCCTTCTCCGCGACTGCCGACGCGATCAGCGCGACTTTCTGCGCTGTCCAGGCCGCTGCGGCGCGCAGCCCGGCAACGGCGGACGCGGCCATGGATTTGCCGAACTCCAGCGACGCGAGCGCCGCGGTCTTCATGGCCGTGCCGACCGATTTGATTCCGGTCACCAGGCCGGTCCAGGCGGTGCTGGCCCCGGAGACTGCCGCAGTGCGCATCTTCCCCGCGAACTCGGCGACCGCCGTACCGGCGGTGCTGGCCCCGGACTTCACCGCATCCCAGGCGTACATGCCTTTCAGGCGGACGGTGTCGAGCGCCGACGTGACCCCGGCGCGCATGGTGGAAGCCCCGGCGCGCACGCCGTCCATGGCCATCATGCCGCGCAGCCGCAGCGTGTCGAACGCGCTGGAAGCGCCAGAGGCGATACCACCCCACGGGATCTTGCCGATCGCGGAGGCGATCCCGCCGATGCCCTTCACCAGCGGAGTAAGGGCGCTGACGATGAACTTGACGACAGCGCCGGTGAGGACGATACCAATGGCGGCCGCCAGGGCTTCCGAGGCTGCTTTGTGCTGGGTGAAGAACGACAGCACGCTCTGGATCACCGGGATCAATTTCAGCCCGAGGGTGATCCCCAGGTTCTCCGCATTGGCCTTGATCTTTTGCATCTGCGCGGAGAACGTCTGCTGAGATTTCTGCCAGGCCGCATCGAACTTGGCTGGGGCCGAAGCGTTGGAGATGTCGTCGAACTTGCCCTTCAACCCGTCCAGATTCTGCATCAGCGACATGATCGCCTTGTCGCTTCGGCCACCACCGAAGATCTTCGCCAGGACCGAGTCGGCCTCTGTTCCCGACACCCCGGCCTTCGTCAGACCGTCCTTCAGGTCCTTCAGTGCGACATACAGGCCGTCTGGCTGCTTCAAGTCCATGGCCAGCTTGTTCTGAGTGATGCCCGCCTTCACCATCGCCGACTGCATCGCCTCACTGGACGCTTTCACGTCCGTCGAAGCCAGCCCCATTCCGACAAGCATTTTCGTAGCCTGCTTCGACGGTGTGGTCATCATCGAGATGCCCATCGTCATACGGGTCGCCGCGACCTCAGCCGAGTTGCCACGGTCGGTCAGGTAGGCGAGGCCGGCACCCATCGACGTGACGGAGATACCCATCTGGGCAGCCGTCGGCGCCCAGTTCTTGATGGAGCCGTTGAAATCCTGGAACCGCATGTCGCCCTGGCCGACCACCGCGTTCAGTTCGGCCATCGTCTGCTTGGCCTGCGACGCCGGCTGATTGAACGCCTTCATCACCGACGACAGCGAGTACGTGGTGTCGTCCAGCGACGCACCCGAGATTTTGGTCTCCTCGGCCGCGTACTTGACCACTTCGAGCGCGGACTTCAGATCCAGCCCGGCCGAGATCGGGTGGTACAAGGCCTCGGCCATCTTGGTGCCTGAGATCCCAACCGCATCGCCGATCTTCAGCACCTGCGAGTTGAGGCCGTCGGCCGTCGTCCCGAACTTTTTGAGCTGATCCTGGGTGAGCCCGGCCGCCGTGTACAGGCGCGTCATCTGCGTCTGAAAATCAGACGCCATCTTCACACTGACGACGGCGACACCGACACCGACCGCAGTAGTCGCCGCGCCCACCTTCGACGCGACGGCGCCTATGCCGCCCATCTTCGCGATGAACGACTCGCCCTCGACGCTGGCCGTGCGCATCCCGCGCAAGAAAGGGGCGGTTTCGGCACGCAGGGTGACCCACAGGTCTGCAACCTCGGTCATGACACCTCCTCACGGCTCGCTGACTACCGCGGACCCGGGGGTCAGGCGACGCGTGTCCAGCCGGTGCCGTAGGCCGCGGCGTAGATCGTGGGGGCTGCGATCCGGACGGCGAAGTGGAACGCGGGGACGAGGAACGGGTATTTGGATCCGTTGCGGAGTCCGGTTTCCAGATAGAAGCCGTACCGGTTCGCGGGCGTGCGGCCGTAGGGCGGCGTAAAGCCGACTCCCGTGCCGACCTTCGTTTCCCAGCCCGTGCCGACCTGCACGATTGGACTGTGAGTGATCGACCGCCGGAGGTTGCCGGAGATGACGGCGGGGCCCGAGCCGGGGTGTGCCGGGGTAGGGGTACCGTAGGCGTGACGCCCCGAGGAGGCATTGATCTTTGCCTGCTTCTCAACGGCGTTGGCCAGCGGCTCCAGGGCGATCCGCCCCCGGATTTCCCCTTCCGCCGACAGCTTCGCGAAGATCGCAGTGAATTCGCCCGGCCGCAGCTCCGGCACAGCAATCACCCCGTCCGCTGAGCCCGGTTGGCCTCTCGTTTCGCGCGGTCGTGCTCGTCCTGCTCGTGCTCGGCGAGCGCGTTGAGGAAATCGAGCGTGTAGCGCCGCACGTACATGGGAGTCGCCTGAAGATCGCCCCAGGACCATTTCATGCGTTTCATCAGGATGAAGTCGGCCCATTCGGCAGGAGGCGCACCGCTGCTCCACGTGCCCTCGATGAGGGACTCTACGGGCAGCAGGACGTCCTCGAAGTAGGGGCTGCCGGGGCCTAGCTGGGGTCGGCGACCTTGCCGAGCTCCTCGCCGATGCGGTTGATGATGGCCATCGGAAGGCGGGCCACGTTCTCCGCAGTGATCTCCGTCATGAGGGTCTGATCCGCAGCGTCGAGGGCCGCTATCTGGACCTCAAGGCTCTCGACGTCGGCGTCAAGGTCTATGTCGACCGCGGCGGCCGGCGCGCTGGCGTCGTACACGCGCCACGCGACGATCAGGCTTGCCATCACCTCGTACAGGGCCGTGTTGGCTGCCTGCGGGTCCAGCGGATTGCCCTGTGCATCAACCGCCACGTCTTGTGGGGTGAGTTCGGACGGCGGCAGCAACTTCGGGTTGCGGATCAGGACGCTGACCCGGTCACCGAGTTTCGGGAACGACAGCAAAATGACGCGGTTGGTGTAGCCGGCGGGCATCGGTGTCTCCTTGAGCGGTGAGGGCGTTGAGGGCGTGGTCCCCGACCGGGCGCGACGCCCTCACGCGCGGCCCGGCCGGGGAGTAGGTCAGTACGCCGACGAACTGAAGTTTTTGAGCGTGGCCTGGACGGCGCCGCCGTCGGTCGTGTTGTAGATCCCCGACAGGCTGAAGTCGCCCTGCACGTAGGCACCGGACAAGTCACGTTTGCCCTTGTACCAGCCGGACTTGGACATGGTGATCGCCAGGGACTGGCCGCCACGGGGTACCGGCTGGGCTAGGGCTGCGGTCGCGGCGGTCTGCGTGTACTGGAGGTACAGCGCCATGTCGAGCTGGTTCTCGAAGATGGCCTTATAGGTGCCGTCGACCTCGATCGGGCCGGCGAACACTTCGCGCGGCGTCTGCGTGCCGTCCGAGCTGGCGATGGCTTCGGTGGCGCGCTTGACGGTGGCGTCGAACGACAGGCCGCGCGTGCTGGCGGCCCCGCCGTTGGTCATGTTCCAGGACCAGCCGAGCAGCGGGTCGTAGGTGGAAAACGTCTCCGACTGGGTGGTCTGCGTGACCGACGGGAAGCTGATGTACTTCAGCGCGAGGGAGACCGCACCCTTGGGGTCGATCTTCATCTGCAAGTCGCTGAGACGGCAGTACGAGGACGACAGGGTCTGCGTGGTGTCGTAGATCGTCAGGGAGTACGTCGGCAGCGGCGTCGTGGACTGCTTGAACAGGTGCGTCGTCTGCGACACGACGGTCACGGCCGAGCTGTGGGTCTGCGTCAGCCCCGTCGCCGGAACCGTGATGGGGATCGTGTAAGGCCCTGATCCGGTTGGCGTACCGGTCGTCGCGTACTCAATCTTCGTGCCGGTATCGATCGCGATGATCGACCCGAGCGGGATCGACGCCGCCGTCGAAATCGTGGTTGCACCGACGATCGTCGACGCCGACAGCGTGGTCGACACCCCCGGCGTCACGGTGTCCGGGCCGATGATCCCCGCCAGGAAATGCCCGATCAGGTCCGGATAGGCCATCACGTCCAGAGACCACTCGGTGTGCACAACACCCTGGTAGAGGCCTTGCAGGACGGTGTCATTGCCCCGGTACGACTCGTCCTTCAGCTCGGTGTACATGTCCTCGAAGTCGGCTTTGGTGAAAGGGATGCCGATCGTCGGCGCCAGCCAAGTGCCCGGGGTGACTTCCCTGGCGATGCCGACCGTCGCAAGGCGAGAAATCTGGGTCACGGCTGCGGCTCCTCACCGACGGGCGCCGGGGTGGGCGCGGCCTTCTTGCTGCGGGCGGTCTTGGGGGCATCCGCCTCAGGCGGCGTGTCCTCGACGGGCTCGAACCCGGCGATCGGCTGGTGCCAGTCGACGGTTTCGCCGGGCTGGACCGTGGCCGGGATGTCCGGCACGTCCAGCGCGTAGGGGAAGGGATTGCGCTGGAGCACAGGGGCCTCCGGGCATGCGAAAGGCCCCCGCGAAGGCAGGGGCCACGGGTCGGATCGGGTCAGCCGGTGATCTCGGTGTCGTCGGCGTGGTACGTGATCTCGGCGTGGAATTCGCCCATGCCGAGCGTCTGTTCGGGGTCGGTGAACCGGACGTTCACGTACTCGGGGTTCTCGGCCACGGACAGGAACCGGCCGCCGTGGCTCTTGTCGCCGACGAGGCCGCCGATGCGGGTTAGTACGAGGTCTACGGCCGCGTCGAACGCGCGCTGATCCGCTTCGGCGATGCCCTGTCCGGAGGAGAGCGGCCAGATCATTTTGAGGGCAAACTCGTAGGTCGCCATGCGGCGGACGTTCGCGAACCGCTTCTCATGGATCCCGCGCCGCAGGACATAGATGTTCGCGGCCCGCTTGCCGGGAGTGCGGGGCTGGTAGGCCTGCAAGTTGTCCCACGGGCCGCCCGAGGCGGTCAGCAGGGCTGGCAGGCCGTCGCCGGATGAGGTGAGCCAGGCGACTTCACGGTCTACGGCGTCAGCGGTCGACATGCAGCCTCACCTTCTGCGACGGCGACGGGCCCGGGTCGACTTCTTCACGTGGTGGCGGCCGAGGTGCGTGGTGCGGTGATGCCGAAGCCCGAACCGCGTGGTCTTGACGTGCTTGCGTCGCAGCCCGAAGTGGGTGGCCATGCGGTTGACGTGCTTCGGCCTGTTCCGGTGGGCACGGTGGCGGGCTGCGCGCTGGGCTGCCGCCTGGGTGGTGCGGTGGGCGGGGCTGGTGCGGTGCGCAACGATCCGTGCGTGCACCCCGGCCCGGGGGTGTTTCCGGCCTTTGAGGCTGGCCGAGATTTTGGCGCGGGTGGCCGCCGACAGCCGGTGGCCTGGGTGGTGGCGGCCTTTGAGTTTCGCCGAGATTTTCGCCCTCGCGGCGGACGAGAGTTTGTGGCCCTTGTGGTGGCGGCCCTTCAACCGTGCGGCGATCTTCGCCCGGGTCGCCGACGAAACCACATGCCCCTTGTGGTGCCTGCCCTTCAGCGCCTTCGCGATCCGGGCCCGAGTGGTCGCCGAAATCTTGTGGCCCTTGTGCGGATGCTTCTTGCCCTTCATCCGCGCGGAGAGCTTGGCCCGGGTCGCGGCCGACACCACACGCTTGCGGCGCGCCACCGCCTACCGCCGGGTGTACGGGGCGAGCATCTCCAGGGCATCCGAGCGGAGCGCGTCCGGATCATGCCCGGAACGTCCGTCGACCGGGTCCAACTGCTTCACTGCCATGCTCGCGGCCATGTACTGGCAGGCCTGCACCAAGTCCGCGGGGACGGTGCTGTAACCGCCGGAGTAGGTGACGACGATCGTCGTGCCGGGCGGCACGAACGTGCCTAGCTGGAAGCGGACGTGCCCGGTGTCGGTCTCGTACTGGATGGTGGAAATGCCGACAGACTGTGTGCCCGAATAGGAGCGCAGCAGGCCGATCGTAGCGATGCTGCCGGACCACAGTTCGGGGTAGCGGGGCGGGTGTTCGCGGACCCAGAAGTGCCGGGCCAGCCCCGTGGAACCCAACGACTGGCCGCGCGAGAGGTTCAGTTGCGAGGTGGGGTCGAGGGGCACGTAGGAGTCCATGGCGTCCTCGACGTCCATGGCATTCGCCCGCTGGGTCTCCGTCACGCCCGCGAACGGGGCGAGCCTGCGGTCACAAGCTGATTCGCAGGCGCGGGTGGCCTGCAACATCAGGTTGGTCTGCGCCGGGCTACTGAACCCGCTGACGAGGTTGGCGAACGGGCCCTCAGTGAACTGGGCCACGCTCGCCAGGGGGGTAACCAGGTCTTGCGGCATCGCTCACCTCCAGATCACGGGCGAGGAGGCGAGCGAGCTGGTCACTCGCTGACTTCGGTCTGAGTCTTGCGGGGCCGCCCCCGCTTCGCCGGGGCCGCAGGAGCGTCGGCGTCCTCGTGTCCCGCCGGCTCCTCACGGTCGGAGTCGTCGGCCTTCTGATGCTCGGGTTCGGAGCCGGGAGCGACTTCGGAGAATCCGGGGATCGCGAGGAGTTCCGCGACTAGGTCGACGTCGCCGACCTCGACAACGTCACCGTCGTGCTCCCAGCTGTGGCCGGGGCACGACCCAGCCTTGTCCTTACGGATGAACGGCATATGCCCTCCCTGGGGCTGGATGGTGGGCCCGGACGTGCGTGCCGGGCCCACCGTGCAGATGCGGACTGTCCAGGCCTAGAGCGCGGCCACGAGCCGACTGAGCCTCGCGCCGTACTTGCTCCCGCGGAAGGCGAGGCACGTGTCGGTGAGTACGGCGAACGGCAGCGAGTCGGGCGAGCTGACGGTGGGTGCGAGGGGCAGGATCTGCATGTCGCGGGTGTAGGGCCGGACCAGGAAGTCCGGGTTCCGCGGCAGCAGGTAGATGTCCTCAGCCGCGTTGGTGACGGTGCGGGGCTTGGCGCCGGCGTTGCCGCCCTGGTAGGCGGTCACCACGGTGTTGCCGGAGCTGTTGGTGAGGAGGTTGGTGCCGGTGTCGATGATGCTGGTGACGGCGGCGCCGGTCGTGTCGAACGCGTCGACCACACCGACGAGGGTCTCCGTGCCGGTTCCGGTGCTGCGGTAGACCTTGTAGAGGATCGGGCCCGCGCCGTCCGGGAGGTTCGTCGGCGTGGAGAAGCTGAGGGTGACCGTCGAGGTGGAGCCAGTCGTGGTCTGGGAGACCTCGGTCGCGGCAGAGATCTCGCCGAAGCGGGCCGCGACGGCGGACACCTGGTAGTAGTAGGTGGCCGCGGCCAGGGTGCCGCCGCTGGTGGCGGTCGCCGTGGCGACGGTGCTCATCTGGTTCGACCGGGGGCTCAGGAACGAGCTCTTGACGATCGGGATGTCGCGGTACGTCGGCACGTTGAGACCGGCACCGATCATGGTGGTGGGGGCCATGAACCGCTGCTGCGCGACGAAGGCCTGCGACACGGCGGAGGCCATGCGCGGCGACATCACGAACATGTGCTCGGATCCCACGGGCATCGCCGCGTTGGTTTCCACGAGGTCGATGAGCTGGTCGAGGTAGTGCAGGGCGAAGTTTCCGCCCGCGAGGTCGACCGCGTTGACGTAGTTGTTCGAGCCCGTGCCCGCCGACCAGTTGGACACGAGGTAGTCCAGGCCGGTGGAGATCGGGTAGAGGCCGCTCGCGGTGGCGCCGTCGTGGCCCCACATGAGTGCGTTCTCCAGGGTCCACATCATGGAGGAGACGGTGCCGTCGAGTTCGAGCTGGCGCAGGTCGCCGACGATGTCGCGGGTGACGGTCTGCGCGAAGCCGGTGACGGAGCCGACCGCCTGGTACAGGCGGATGTTGAAGACGGCCTGCTCGTAGGTGCTGTTGCCGATGGGGCGGGCTCCGCCGTCGACGACACCGCCAGAGTCGGGCCGCTGTACGCGCCGGTTGAAGAAGTACTGCGTGCTGTTCCACTGCTTCGACGGGATGGCGGCGAGCAGCGGCGCGTACCGGCGCTGGTACTCAAGGAGCACCGGGTCGATGCTCTTCGGGATCAATGCTCCGGTCGTACCGGCGGTGGTGATCGCTTCTTCGAGCTCAGTAGGCACGGAGGCGCCTCCATTTCATGCGACAGCCCCGCGCCGGTGTCCGGGCGGGGCTGGAGTTCGGGGGTACGGCAAAGGCCTCGCATCGGGCGGGGCCTTGGGGAGGTGCTGCCTGCCTACTGGGCGGGCTGGGGGGTGCGGCCGTAGTTGCCGAGGAGGGTCTCAGCCCGGTTCGCGAACAGGACCTGGACGTCTTCCTTGTCGGCGGCGGGCTGCTCGCTCTCGTGGACGCGGTAGCCGGTGCGCTGCGGGAGGCCGTTCTCGCGGAGCAGCTGCTCGCGCAGCTCGTCCTTGGCCGCCTTGACGCCTTCGGCGATGAGCCGCGCGACGCGCTGGTCATCGGTCTCAGCGACAGGCTCGGCCGCGGGCGCGGTCTCGGTGGCCGGCTCGGCTGCGGCGGGCGCGGTTTCGCGGGCGGGGGTGATGCGGTCGAGGAGCTGGGTGAACTGCTCCTGAGTGAGCGCGATGAGGGGCGCGGTGGTCGGGGTGCTGGCCGTTTCGGCGGCCGGGGTCGTGGGCTCGCTCACGGCGGGCACCTCCAGGGTCGTGTCGGTGGTCTCCTCGGCCGGGGTGGCCGGGGTGGTCTGGGTGAGCGCAAGGGCTTCGTTGACCATGGCGGCAGTGATGTGCTCGCCAGGTTGGAGCCGTTCAAGGGCGCCAGACGCCTTCAGCGCGGCCATGTGCCCAGGCAGGAGGGGCATGCCTACGGCGGCGCTCGGCGTGGACTCGTGGGCCGGAGTACCGAGCGGGGCCGCAGACTCCATGTCGTCGTCCGGGCTGGCCCCGCTTTCGCCGTTGTCGCCGTCGGTGTCGGCGTGGGGGGCGCCGTCCACGTCGATGTCGGCGTCCATGTCGGGGTCCATGGCCTGCAAGGCGTCGACGGCGGCGGTCATGGCGGCGGCGGTGATGACGCGGAGTTCGGCGGGGTCGATGCCGCAGGCGCGCATGGTCAGGGAGATGGGGCCGTTGTAGGCGTCGATGCAGAATCCGGCACTGTCGCCCGGCCCCTCGGGGTAGTACTCCCGGATCTCCCCGAGGCGGAGTGCGTTCTCCTTCATCGAACCGTCCTTGTTCCACGTGTCGGGGATCATGCTGGTGAGGCCGAGGGCCTTGGCCCGGGCCATGATGTGGGCGCGGATGTCGTCGTGGTCGGCGCCGCCCCGTCCGACGGCCCGGATTGCCTTGCGGAGATCCGACTTCGACTTGATCGGGTACGACGGGTCACCCGAGGCGTTCTTCATCGTTCCCGCGTCGGCGGGCGCCTCTTCAGTGACCGGCTCGACGGTGGCCTCGACGGACTCGCTGATCGCGGTGCGTCCGTCGACAGACTCAGCCGGGGAGCGTCCGTCGAGGTAGGACGCGGCGGCCACTGAGGCGCCGGGCACGCCCGGGGTCGCCGTGAAGTCCAGCGCGTTGATCTCCAGGTCAGACCCGGTGGTGCAGCTCTCCCCTTCGTACTGCACCTGCTTGACGGGGCCGAGCCAGTAGCCATGGATCGAGACGGACTTGAGGGCGGGCGTCTTGCCAGTGACGAGGGCGGCGATGTCGCGTCCGGCGGCGGTGTCGTACAGGTCGGCTCGGTAGCGGGCCGACCCGTCCTCGCCGACCGTCACCTCACGGAGGGCCCCCACGATGCGGGTGCTGTCATCTTCTGCGCCATGGTGGCTGCGCATGACGATGGGCAGGCCGTCGGGATCCGCGATCCGCTCGGTCATCCGCGCCGCGGCCTTGGCGATCAGCTCGGGCGAGTAGAGGCGCCGGTTGCGGCTCACGCCGGGGGTGAGCATCGTGCCGGTGATCGTGGCGATCCTCTTGTCCATTACCGCCCCCTCTCCATGCGTTTTGGGATGGTCGGCCTGGGTTGGCGTCGGGTGCCTGCGACGAGGCGGAGGATCGCGGCGCGGACCCGCTGGTCGTTGTCGATCGCTTCGAGGAGCCGCTCAGCGAACTCGGCTTCGGCTTCGGCGTCTTCGACATCGGCGCGGGTGACGGCCCGTCGGCGCGGCTTGGGCGGGATCTCGTACACCGGGCTCACCGCCCGACCACCGACGCCGAAAACGTGATCGCTGTCGGGGTGCCGGTCGATGTCCAGCCGAAGCGGGCGGTGCCGGTCAGGACGGCAGTGACAATGCCGGTCGCGGCCGGGAAAGGGCCGATCTGCACGCTGGTGACCCCGGCGCCGTTCAAGGCCGCGCTCGTCCACAGGCGGTACCAGACTCCGTCCGAGCCGAGCCGGTCCACGAAGTAAGTCACCGTCGGGGACGTGCCACCCGTGAAGCTGGTGAGCGTGACGTCGACCGCGAGCCCCGACACCGCAGCGGTGGAGAAGGAGACGCCCGTATTGCTGACGGCCTGGGCGCCGGACAGGTAGGTGATGAACGTGCTGGTCGTCGTGGACGTGGTCACCGGCACGCTCGTGCCGCCCACCACGCCCTGAATTGACGTGACGCTGGACGCCGGACTGCCCGCCGTTCCGGACGCGGAGCCGATCACGTTCCCGGTGGCGTCGACCGGCGTGAACACTGGGTTCGTGGGCATCGGTTGGTCTCCAGTCTCAGGCCGGGGCCAGACAGCAGCGGCAGCGGGTGTGTGCGGGCAGCGTTGGTGCTCCGAGCAGGCCGTAAGGGCTCGCCGTCTCGTTGGCCATGCACAGGTCGCAGACGCGTTCGTCTCCGGCGGTCAGCCACATGACGCCGCCCGTGCCGGCGCCCAGGTAGGCGGCGAGCATTCCGGCTCCGTAGGCGGCGGACACGCCCACGTCGACGGCGAGCGCCAGGTCCATGCCGTCGTCCAAGGCGTCCTCGGCATCGCCTTCTGGATCGTCTTCGCTGTCCGCCATGGCGCGTCCGGCGCGGTTGGCGCTGGCCCGCAGGCCTGCGGAGAGGACTGCGCCGGCCGTCGCGTCGGCGGCGTGGTCGGTCATGTCCGGCGAGCCGATCTGGTACGGGTTGGCGTCGGGTTCGTCGTAGTCGCTGTCGTCGGTGTGGTCGCGGGTGGCGATGGCGTGTCCGGCGGCCCAGCCTGTGCGGTGGGCGCGTTTGGCGGCGAGCGCCAGGGCCGTGCGGGTGCGGCTCCATGAGCGTGCGGACAGGGTGCCGAGGACGGCTGCGGCGGCTGCCTGGCGTCGGCGCTGCGTGGCGGGGTCTGTGGTTTCGCCGATGGCCTGGCGCCAGGCCGTGACGGCTGGGGCGAGGTTGATGCCGTGCAGGTCGGCGCGCCAAGCGGCGATGACGACCGCGTCGGCAGTGGCGTGGAGGGCCTGGCGGCGGGCGTACACGGGCCGCCAGATCCCCTTGAGGGAGCGGAGTTGGAGAGTGGCATCGGGCACGGCCACCCCCTGGCGTTGAGCCGTCTCAGCCGATCCGTTTGGCGATCAGGGGTAGTACGTCCTGGGCGCGGGTGGGGTGTCCGGGGTCCATGCCGTTCGCCTCCTCATAGTTGGGCGAGTGCTTCGTCGAGGCAGCGCCGGTACAGGTCGTCCCACATCTCCTCGGGCGGTTCCCCTTGGGCTGCGTCCTTGGCGAGGCCGGGTTTGTCCTCGGGGTCCTGGGGCCCGTCGCCGGTTGGCGGGGGTGCCAGGTTGTTCGGGTCGGGCGGGGTCTCCCCGGGCGCCGGGGGCTGCGACTGTGAGCCGAGGTTCTTGACGATGAACGACGTGGCGAGGTCCTTCATGTTGGACCAGTCCGCGATGAAGGTGCGTTCCATGAAGATGGCGTCGTCGCCGCCCTCGACAGGGGGTTCGCCGATCTCGGCGCGCCATCTGTTCAGGGTGTACGCGCCGGCCTTCAGGCGCATGTCGCGGATCTCTTCGACGACCTTCGAGTCCCGGTAGTCGATCTCCGTGAATTCGAGGTGCCAGTCGGTGATCCCGAACCCGACTTGCAGCAGGTGGTAGTTGAGCTTTTCCAGGATGAGGTTGGCGATCGGGATGATCGTATTGACGCGGAACGTCTTGTCCTGCGCCTCGCCCGTGCCGCCGCCGAGGTTGCCGGTCTCGATGATGCCGAGCTTGGCCGGGGGCACACCGAACGCGGCGATGATCTGATCCCGCAACTGGCGGTCCGCATCGAGGTAGTCGGTGACCTTGCGCTGGTCCAGCACCTGCACGACGCCGCTGCCCGTCGTGAGGACCGGCTCCCCGACCGCCTTCGGGCCGAGGTTGAACACGCGGTACTGCTCGCGCCACCGTTGCACATCGGATTCCTGCTGGTGTCCCAGGTCGACGTGCAGCCGGGGCGGATCCCCACGTCGGAAGCATTCCTTGAGGGTGGCCATCGTGAACAGCCAGGCCGTGACGGGCAGCAAGGCTTTCTGGGCTGGGGATACGCCGTACAGGCCGCCGCGCGGGGCGTCGAGGCTGATGTGGATGACCTGCTCCGCGTCGAACTTCGCGGTGCGCACCCCGTCAACGTCCTGGATGTAACCGGACACTTCGCCGTGCTGATCGGAGATGACCGTCATCGTCGTCGCGTCCAGCGTGTACAGCGCGACCGGCTCCCCCAGCAGGAACACCACTTCGAGGTAGGCGTCGCCGAACAGCAGCAGGTCCGTCGCCACGTTCCGCAGCAGCTGGACCATGTCCTCGCGGGCGTTACAGAACCGCATCAGCCGGTGCAGCCGGGCAACCTGGGGAGTCTCCGGGGCGGTGCCGGCCCCGGCAGGGTCGTCCTCGGGCACAGCCTGAAGGCCCCCGGCGGTGACGGTCCGCGCGATCAGATCAACGCAAGCGGACACCCAGTTGCACGACATGTACGCCTGGTGGAGCTGGGCGAGAACCTGCTGCCGCTCGCTGGTGGCGGACGTCAGCGACGACGTGTTCTGGATGTTGAGCGGCAGTCCGTACTCGAAGCCGACCCGGCGAACCTGCGCCGGCGTCGGCGCGTCGGCCGACTCGGAGACTGCCGTGCTCTCGGCGAGGGGCGCCCCGCGGAAGCGGTCGCGGAGCCAGCTCACAGCGCCCACGGGTCACCCCCTTGCATGATCGGGAACCCGCCGATGGTCCGCGGCGCCGCCACAGTTGCCGTGCCAGCGGCGGCAGGGTCCAGAGGACGCGCAACTGGAGTCGGCGCCGGGAAGTGAAAGCGGGCCTCATTGCCCAGGTTGATCAACAAATATCTGAGGCTGTCGGGTGCGTGGTCCTCCGCCTTCGTGTCGGCGTCCTCCGGGTCACCCGACGTGGCGTGCGGCAGCGCGGGCAGGGTGCGGACCAGTTCGGTGCACGTCGTGAAGACATGCAGCAGCGGGCAGGTGTCCCAGCCTGCCGCCCGGTGGTGGGCGCAGGCGGGGGCTTCGGCGAGGTAGGAGTGGACGCGCTGCCAGCCGGGCACGCGTCCGCCCTTGCCCGCCGGGGTGAGGGGTACGCCGTTCTCGGCGTACACGGTCGCCACGGGCTTGGCGTCGCCGCGGGTCGCCCACATCGCGTCGTCGCCATACCGGGCTGCAACATGCTCGCCAGCACTTTCGGCGGCCAGGATCCGCTGCGCTTGGGCTTGTTCGCCGACCTGGGTGGCGTACAGCTCGCGGTAGATCCAGACCCGGCCGTCCTCGTCCTGCGCACCCCACAGCACGCACCAGGGGGCGGTGTAGCCCCAGTCGATGCCGTTGTACCGGGTGAGCGTCGAGGGCAGCGCCATCGGGGGGACGGTGTGGCGGTCGTGACGCCACTCAGGGAAGACCATTCCGGCGAACTGGTCCCAGTCGCCGTCGCGCATCGCCGCACGCCGCTGCGGGTCGGGGATCGCGTCGAGGCGGCGGGCATAGCCGTCATCCAAGTGCGGGTTGTCGGTGGCCTTGGCCTGCACGAAACGCACCGTCAGCCCCTGTTCGTCGGCCACGATCCGCTGCCCGTGGCCGGTGCCGTCGATGTAGCGGGCCTTGACCTGGGCGTGCGAGGGGCCGCCCGGGTTGCAGGTGGAGCGGGTGCCAATGACGGGGACGGTGCCGTCGGAGCGCAGCCGCTCAAACTTCAAAATGTCGACCACTCCGGGCGGCATGAGGGTGGCTTCGTCGACGAGGAGCAGCTGGTACTCGCCGCCCTGCCTGCGGGAGGCGTCGACAAGGTTCTCCATGTAGCGGAAGCGGAACAGGGACCGGTTCGGGAAGCGCAGCTCCCTCTCGGTACCGTTCCAGGTCGCTCCCAGCCCGGCGGCGTACCCGTATTTGGCGAGGACCGGAAAGACGGATTCGGCGAGTTCGTCGTAGGTGCGGCGCACCAGGAGGACGCGCATGCCGGGGTGCCGGGCGCAGGCCCGCAGGCCCTCCATGACGATCGCTACACTTTTTCCGCCACCCGCGGCGCCGCCGTACAGAACATCGTCTTCGATGGCGGCATGGAACTCCTCCTGCTGCGGGTGCGGCCGGTAGCCGAGGACGCCGAACACGTCCAGGCTGGCGAGGCGTACACCCTCGCGCCGGTCGACTTCGGCTTGTAGCTCACGCAGTCGGCGGAGCTTCTCCACCTTCGCGAGCAAGATCGGCGAATGCGGCTGTATCTCGGAGTTGAGCTTCGAGCTGCTGAAGTTGGGCGTCGATGGCGTCAATGGTCAGCACCTCCAGCTTGATGGCGCTGTCCAGGCCGAGGAGCTTGGCCCGCCGATCCAAGATCTTCAGGCAGGTTTCTATAGCCCTGAGATCACCTTGGACAGCGGCACCCCACACGGCGGCCTGGAGACGGTCCAGCCGTAGCAGCTCCACTTCTCGGAGTTCCTCGGCCGACACCCGCTGCTCGACGATGTTTGCCTCAAGAGCACGGGTTACGTCCTTGCACGCTGCGCCGCGGTCGGAATAGCCGAGCCGATCGGCGATGCTCGTCCAGTCCATGCCGGCCAGGCGCAGCGTGATGGCGTCGGTGCGTCGTTTGGCGGTTACGGCCCGCCGGGCTTTGGATGCTGACATAGGGGCACGCCTTCCCTGTTGGCCCGGTCAGGCGGTGAAGTCGTGTGCCTCGCCGGTTGATTGAAGGATCGGCTGTTCGCCGGTGTGTTCCTGAAATCTGCGGGCGATGACGTCGGCATACCGCGGATCGAGTTCGCTGATCCGGGCGCTACGGCCGGTGGTGTGGGCAGCGAGGAGTGTGGTGCCTGATCCGCCGAAGGGTTCGTATACGAGGCCGCCGGGCCGGCAGGAGTTGGCCAGGCAGCGGGTAACCAACTCGACCGGCTTCATGGTGGGGTGGTCTTCGCTTCGCGGCGGTTTGGGGATCAAGAGAACTGAGGTCTGCGCGTTGTCGCCGTACCAGCGATCGCCGCCGCGGCCCAGGCGACCCGAACCGGGCTCTGGGTCAGTGAACCCATACAAGATCGGTTCGTGACGGTAGTGGTAGTCGGACCTGCCCAGGACCATCGCGTCTTTTACCCAGATGAGGTTCTGTCGCCACAGCCATCCGGCGTTGAGAAACGCCTGAGTGAAGGCGAGGGAGAGCGGGCCGGGCGGATGCGCGACGTACACCGGAGCGCCGGGCTTGAGGGCGACGGTGGCCGTCGCGAAGGCACCGGCTAGGAGGTCGGGCAAGGTGTCGGCACCGTCGTTGCGGATCGTGAGCGCGTCTCTGGTCTTGCCGACGTAGTCGACACCGTAGGGCGGGTCGGTCCACATCGCATCGCAGCGATCTCCGTCAAGCATTGCCTCGACGGCCGTGACATCGGTGCTGTCGCCGCAAAGGAGCCGGTGGCGTCCAAGAATCCATACGTCGCCGGGTTTCGACACCGGGGCGGATGGAGGTTCGGGTACATCATCGACGTCGGTCAAGGCCGGAGGGAGCTGCTGGATGCCGAGGAGGGCGTCGACGTCGTCTTGCGTGTAGCCGGTTCCTTCGTAGTCCTCGTCGAGATACGACAAGAGTTCGGCGAGCGCGTCGTTGTCGTAGGCGCCGAGCTCGGCCAGCTTGTTGTCGGCGAGGTTGATCCGGCGGGCGGTGGCGTCGTCGCAGGCCACGATTTCGCAGCGCGCGAGGTCGTGGCCTTCGGCTGTGAGGGCCTGCATCGTATGGTTGCCGGCCAGGACGGTGAGGGGTCCGTCGGGGATCTCGCGTACCACGAGGGAGCGGTATTGACCGTTCTTCCGCAGCGAGGTGCGGATGGCGTCGACGTCGCCTCGTTTTGCGTTGCCGGGGAACGGCGTGAGTTCGTCAATAGGGACATCGCGGGTTGCCACGTACCGCGCCCCCACGTCAGCCTCCGTCCTCGGTCTTGATCCAAGATGCGGGCAGCGGCGGCGGTCCGGGTGGCGGTTCGGGCGCCGGTGCCGGTTCGGGGGTGCAGTCGCAGCCGGGCAGGGTGGCCGGGTTGGGCGCCGTGCAGGTTTTGGCATGGATGAGGGCTGCTGCGTCCATACCGATGGCGTGCTGCTCGGCAATGTTCATTTCCAGGACTCGGCAGAAGTCCTTGCTGGCGGCGTTGGGGCTGCTGTAGCCGAGTTCCTGGTAGATCTCTTCGTAGGAGCGTCCGTCGATGCGGTACTGGATGAGGCGGGTGCGGCGCTCGGCGAGTTCGGCCTTGCGGGCGCGGATGACGGCCACGGCGTCCCTCCTCTCAGCTCCAGCCCGGCGGCAGTTGCTGCGGGGCTGGGGCGGGTTCGGGCGGCGCGGCCGGTTCGGGGGTGCAGTCGCAGCCGGGTAGTTTCGCGGCCTCGGGGGCGGTGCAGGTCTTGGCGTGCACGAGGGAGGCCGCGTCGATGCCTATGGCGTGGTGGACGCAGGCGAACACTGGCGTGGTGCAGTCGCCCGGTATAGGCAGCGGCCCGAGGTCGGGCGCCGGGAGCTGGGGGTCGGACAGCAGGATGATCTGGTCGCGTCGGGTCTGCTCGGCGTGCAGGTAGTCGGCGAACTCCGCGTCAGTCAGGCGGCGTTGCCAGTGCACGACGGCCGGCCCCCCACACAGGGTGCAGGTCAGACCGGCGGGCGGCGCGGGTGCTGGCTCTGGGAGTGCGGGCATGCTCGGGCTGTCGGTCATGGAGCGTCAGCCCTGCGGGGCGGGGGGCTCGACCGGCGCAGGGGCCGGTGTGTGCCCGAGGAGCGCGGCGACCGCAGCAGCTACCTCTGCAGCGAGCTTCTGCTCGTCGATCTTGGCCTCGTCGAGGAGATGTCCCAGGTCGGCGACGATCTCGGCGCGGGCCTGCTCGATGACGGGCAGGAGGTGACTTTCGGCGGCGGCCACGACCTCTTCCACGTCGGTCTTGCCGACGGAGACGAAGCGGTTCAGGAAGGCGTGGAGGCGGTCGGCGAGTGCGGACATGGGGTTCTCCTGGGGGTGAGGGCGCGGTCAGTCAGGGGTGCCGGATGTCGACGGTGGCCGCGGTGATGAGCACGTGGCGGGCGCCGGTGGCGGCTTTGAGGGCGGCGAGCGGGTCATAGCCGAGCGCCTCGTTCGCGGCGATCAGGTCTTGCGCCTGGTCGAGGATCAGCACGAACGGTGCGATCTCATCGAGGCTGTCAGGGAGTTGCAGCACCTGGATCCGCGCCATCACGCCCCCTGGTCTGATTCCGCCGCCCGGTTGCTGCTGCGTGCGCCTCGCCCGCACCCACATGCGTCACCGGACGGCGTTTGGGGTGTCCCGCTGCCCGGTCGTGAGCCCAGGAGAGGGGCAGCGGGACGTCGGGGCCGCACCCGGGGGGACGGATTGGCGGCCCCGAGCCTTGGAGGTCAGGCAGCCTGGGGTAGATAGACCCGGCGGGCCCGTTCGCGAGTGGCCTTCTCCGCGCGAATCACGTCGATCGCACGGAAGAGAGGACGCCCGTTGCGGTCCCGCCCGGCAACCGAAAGCCTGCCGCGGTAGCGCCAGTTGTGGACAACGTTCGGGGCGACTCCGGCAGCCTCGGCGGCTTCGGCGACGTTCCAGAGGGCGGTCTGTAGGTCTGCGGTCAGGTCGACCACGGGGCGTCCTCCCGACACTGTCCTCGATACGACGAAAGGCCCCGACGAGTGGGACTCGTGAGGGCCTTGGGCACGTATGGGCATGCTGCTCCGCCAGAAAGTCTCACGCGTGAAAGCGAAAAAATCAAGCCGCCTGGGCAACAACTGCCGCAAGAGCCTTGACATACGTGTCGTACTCGGCCGACGTGAGGATCCGCTGGCAGTCAGGGTCCCGGCACTCGATGTACGGCCGGTCGCCCACCAGCCGCAGGTCTCGGGACTCGGCCAGATACGGCCCCTTGCACCTGGGGCACGGCGCCAGCTTGCGGACGTCGTGCTGTGGATGTGCCTTGATGAACCGGGTCGCCGCCCCGTACCAGCCCCGTATTTGCCCGCCGGGGTTGGCGTTGCCGCGGTCGTGGAGCTCTGTTGCGGCGGGGTGGTGCTGCATCATCCAGTCGAGGTGCGCGTCGAGGATCTGCGCGCAGTCTCCGATGCGCCGGCCCTCGGTGATCCCGTCGCGGCGGGGTTCGCGACCGTCGTGCCAGATGCCGCGCTGGATGAGGGTGTCAGCCTCCAACTCCTCCATTTCACCGAGGATCATTTCTGTGAGGAGGCGTGCGACTTGGCCGGGCCAGGCGGGGGCGTCACTGGAACGGGCGTGGATGGTGGCCGTGTTCGGTGATCGGGTCGCGTTGAGCGCTTCGAGGTGGACAGCGGCGAGGAGTTCGGGGAGTTCGCCGAGCTGCTGGCGGGCACGAGCGGTGCAGCCGTCGCACTGGACGGGCTGACCCCAGGCGGGGGTGAGGTGGTGTTCGGTGCCGGTCTCGGCGAGGAGGGTCTCGGCGCGGCGCCAGGCGTTGTTGCAGGGGCCGGGGCAGGGAGTGGCGTGCATGGTGTGGCTCCTCGACAGGCGTGGTGCAGAGGCGCGGGTTGAGCCAATTGTGCACCGGCCGGCTGACTACCTGCGGGCTTCCCATGCCGCCTGGGCCTCGGCGGGGTCGAGGTCTCGACGGTAGCCCGGGGCGTTGCTGCTGGAGGATCCAAGGGGATAGCGGTACTTGGCCACGAACGCGGCGGCCGCAGCCTGATCGGGCTTGATCCCGAAGAGCTCGTACTCCAGGATCGCGATCTGAAGCCGGTCGACCTGGGAGGACGGTGGTCGCGGCTTCCGCCACGGCCATTTCATGCCGTTTCCTCGGTCCAGCCCCACCCGTCGGCGAGCAGGCGGACCGTTTGGCACGGATAGTTGTCGCCGCTCCACGTCTCAGGCCAGGACCCTCGGTCGCTAAGGCACATGGTGCACTCGTCAGGCCACCCGGGAACGGGCTGGTGAAGTTCGAGGATCTTCCGGCCGGCGGCGATGCGGCGCAGAACGGCGGTGGGGCCGTTGCGGGCGATGTGCGGCAGGACGGCCGGGACACCGGTGAGGATCCGACGACCACCGCCAACGACGAGCGTGCCTACGGTCCGCCCGACCTCGACGAGGCCCGCTTCGCTTACGTCGATTAGTCGAGCGTCCGCGACAGTCCAGGCATCGCCGCCCGCTGCTTCCGCGTCGCGTTGGGCCGCGTCCATGGCGTCACGCAGCCACGCGACCATCAGGGCGGGGTTGTCCATTACGGCTGAACCTCCCAGCAGGCGTCCGTGCAGCCGTCTTGGCATTGGTCCGGGAATCCGGCGTCTTCGTCGATCGCCCGACAAAACACCTCCCAGTCCGTGACCCCGGCGAGTGCCCGCTGGCACCACTTGCCTTTCGGCGTGAGCCACGATCCGCCGATGCTGCCGCCGTGTTCGATGAGGTCGGCGCGGGTGAGCGCGGACAGGACGATGTGGTACGCGCCGTGCTGCCCGATCAGTTCCGTTACGGCGTCCGGATGTTCGTAGAACGGGGCGAGGTTGAGGAGGCTGGCGATCAACTGCCAGGCGTGCTCTGGGTTGCCGCAGCCGCACAGGCCCAGCTCCGATTCGCCGTAGAACACCTGGTACAGGTGATCCAGGGTGTGCTCGCTCATTCCGCTGGACGTCTCGGGGTCGTCGGCCGAGGCGTCGGCGGCCGACTTCACCTGCTCCGGCTGCTTGACGGATTGCGGGGGCAGCCACAGGGCACCGGAAGGCTGGAAGGCGGACATCGGAATGAGGTCGCTCATGCCGCCAGTATGCGCGCCCGCATCAGCCGATCTTCCGCGTCTGCGTCTTCTTGCACTTGAGGCAGCGGCGGGTCTGCACGGGAACTTTCCACGTGCCGAGCTTCGGGAAGAGCGGCGAGTCGTAGGTGGCTTCGGCGTCCTGCCATTCCGTCCACTGGTGCAGGTGGAGCCCCGGCCCAGCCGTCTCGCTCTGCCCGTTCGCTGTGTCGCGGATCTGCTCGTCGGGGACGGTCGCGGCGATGCTGGTCACGACTTGCGCATGCCCGGCGCGGGCCTCTTCCTCGGTGCTCCAGCGCCACTGCATCTGGTCCTGGCTTTCGTCGCCGCCGAAGACCATGGTTTCGAAAATGATCGGCGGACCGTCGTTGGTGAAGTTGTAGTTGACGCCAAGCCAGACGGTCGACACGTCGAACTCGATGTTGGAGTCGCTGGCCGAAGTGATCTCGGTTCGTGCAATGCGGCTGTAGGCCATATCGCCGAGCAGACGGTTCGCGGCTTCGGAGTCGATCGGCTGACCCTGGCGGTCGAACCACAACTGTCGGTTGAACATGTCCGGGCCTCTCATTCCTCGTCGTTGTCGGGGTCTTCTTCGTCGTCGCGGTCGTCGTCCTCCTCGTGGCTGGTGCCGTCCCAACGATCGCACCAGTAGCGGTCGTCGGCCTTGGCGACTTCTTCCGCCGTCTCCTCCCAGGGCGTGGTTCAGGCGGCCTCCGAGAGCTCGACGGCGACGAGGTGGCGCGTGCCCTTGTAGGTACGAAGTCCGGCGTACAGGGCGGGGTCGTTCGGCGCGTACACGTAGACCTGAATCCAGTGGCCGGTGGTGCGGTGCTGCACCCAGGCGCGCGGCGCGTCTTCGCCGAGGTGCATCGCCCGGTAGGCCTTCGCTACATGACGGCCGAACCAGGCGCGCTGTCCGTCGGGGAGGTCGTCGGCGCCGAGGCGGTCCAGCAGGTCGCCGGTGCGGATGAGCCGTCCGTCGGCGAGCTGGGCGCCGATCTGGCCGTTGAGGGTGGCGTAAGCGACGGGCCGGCTAATGCGGAGTGCGGCGGCGATGCTGCGGCGGATGGCACGAAGCTTGCGGATCATCGGGTCCCCCTTGCGTCTAACTTCTAGACAACTACGGTCCCATCAAAGCTCCACTCTTGTCTACAGATTAGACAGAACTCGACTACCGAATAGACGGATCGCCGTGAGACCATGCCGTCATGACCGACTGGGAGAAGCAACTCAAGCGCACCGTCGCCACGGCCAACAAAGCAGCCCGCGCGGTCGAGAAGGCCATCGCCGATGCCCGCCTCGATGGCCATACCTTCCGCGAGCTCGGCACATGGGCCGAGATCAACCACGAGAGCGCCCGCAAGATCTGCCTCAGGATCAACGGGCACACCCAGACCCGGGAAGAACACGAAGGCCAAGCCCCGTAGCCAGCCGCCCCCGTCCTTCGATCGGGCGGTCTGCATCCCCAGGCAGTACGGCAGTTGAGGCCGGGCGGTACCGTCTCAGCGTCACCGTCTCGCTGGGGGTTGCCATGCCGGTCCGCCGCACCGTCGTCACCGCTGTCGCGCTGCTGCTCGCCGTGTCGGCGGCGGGCTGTTCGAGCGGGAAAGCCTCCGACAGCGGGAAGCATCCCGACACGCCGGCTTCGAGCAGCGGCGGTGCGGGAGGCGCCTCGACGCCGGGGGCTGGTGGTGCCCCGGCAGCCTTGCAGTACGGGCCGGGTCCGCAGACGAAGTACACAGTCCAGACCCAGCCGCCCGCAGGGTCATGCCACTACGGGTACACGGCGGCCAAGGAGCCGCTGGAAGACAAGGCGTGTACGCCCGGCGCCCTCAACCCGAAGGTCACCGCGGCGACGTTGAAGGCGACGATCTGCAAGTCGGGGTACACGTCGACGATCCGGCCCCCAGCCTCCGTCACGGACGCGGAGAAGAAGGCGAACGCCAAGTCCTACGGCTACACCGGCGCCCTGCACGACGCCGAGATGGACCACCTGGTGAGCCTGGAGCTAGGCGGCGACCCCAACGATCCGCGCAACCTGTGGGTAGAGCCGCCGTCACCAGGGCACAAGGCGGGCGCCGGGCCCAACAACCCGAAGGACGGCGTCGAGTCGAAGCTCCACACGGCGATCTGCTCGGGCAAGGTGGCGTTGGCAGCCGCGCAGAACGCCATCGTCAGCGACTGGACCACTGCCCTTTCCAGCCTCGGCATCAAGTAGACGGCGATCAAGAAGGCCACCGCCGGACTACTCACGAACCCGCAACGCTGGTCCTACGCTGAGCCCCCTCACGATCGAGGGGGCTCTCATGCGTCGCATCGTCCTGCCCGTCGCCGCCATCCTGCTGACCGCCGCCTGCTCCAGTAACGGAAACGACTCGACGCCGCCGCCCAAACCCGCCGGCTCGCACGCCTTCGATGCGGCAGGCGACCCGCAATGCGGCATCACCTACCAGGACAAAGGCGGCTCCATGTCGTGGACGGTGGTCACGACCGTCGCCGGGGAGCTCATCACCCACGCGACCGCGGACCAGACCTACCGGCACGACGACCAGGTGAGCACCGGCCGGCGGACCTACACCGCGCCCGTCGAGCTCGCCCAGGTCCATGACATCGGCGGTGTCCTTCACGCCGGCGGCACGCAGTACGGGTGCTCCGTCGGCCCGCAGAAGTAGCGCGCCACACAACAACGGCCCCGGCCGGTGAAGGCACGGGGCCGCAAGGGTGCGGGTCGATCACTCCTCGTCGTCTTGGTCGGCGGCTTCGCAGGCGTCGTTGCAGTACGGGTAGCCACCAGGCGCGCCGCACAGCAGGCATTCGTTGTTCACGGCTACTCCCTGACGAGCGGGGGTTC